AAAATTAAAATCAGCAATGCAGCTTGCGTTTACAAACGGCGGCACACCATCAATCCTAATGGTTGGTCCTTTCAACAAAACTGTTGTTTCAGGATTTGCGGGTATTGCGGCTCAGCGTTATATGGCGCCGGCTGATTCTCCGACCACAATTATTGGGGCTGCTGATGTATATATGTCAGATTTTGGGACCCTATCTGTGACTACTAACTTATTTCAAAGGGAAAGAGACGGATTCTTGCTCGACCCAGAATATGCTTCAGTAGCTTATCTACGTCCAATTCAGAACGTAGAACTTGCTAAAACCGGTGACGCTTCCAAGTCAATGTTGCTAGTTGAAGCCGGACTTGAGGTAGGTAATGAGGCTGCTCACGCAGGTATATTTGACCTAACTACATCATAATAAAGTTGGGGCGACTTCGGTCGCCCCTCTTAATTGGAGATAAAAATGCAAAAAAGACTTTTTGACAGAGATCCTGAGTTTGGAATTACCAAATACTGGCACGTCAAAGACAATGGAGAGTTTGTTGTGGAGACTGTTCAGGATGTAACTGGAATAGCAGAATACAACAAAAGATCTTACAACAACACAGATAAAAAATGGAACGATCTAAATAAAGTAGCTTCGATCCCTCTTTCCGTGTACTATGATCTCAAGCGAAGGGGAATTGCAGACGACCCTGTAGCTTTAAAGAAGTGGATGAACGATTCTGATAACCAAGTATTTAGAACGAGACAGGGTGTATTGTGAGTATTTCAAATTTTACTGAGTTAAAAAGTTCAATAGCTGATTTTTTAAATCGTGACGATTTAACGGCGGTAATTCCTACTTTTATCAAGTTGGCTGAGGCTGACATGAATAGAAAGCTTAGGCACTGGAGAATGGAATCTAGAAAGGTCGCTCTTTTAGATACTCAGTATACGGCTTTTCCATTAGATTTTATTGAGGGAATACGTCTTATGCTTACTGGCGCCAATGAGCATAGATTAGAGCTTATTAGTTTAAGTGAGCTTATGGATAAAAGGGCGGCTGATAATACCGCCGGAACTCCTAAATTTTATGCACCGATTGATGGGTCTTTCGAAGTGTACCCGACACCAGATCAAGACTACACGATAGAGATGATTTACTACGAAAGAATAGAATCTTTAAGCAGTAGTATAACGACAAATTGGGCTTTAACTTATTACCCAGACATTTATCTTTATGGGGCGTTGACGCATAGTGCGCCCTATTTGGGTGAAGATCAGCGCACATTGGTGTGGGCAGAGTTGTATCAAAACGCAATAGATGGTACAAATAGTGAAGACAAACAGGCCAAGTCTAGTGGATCAGGCCACAGAATGAGAATTAGGAGTTTTGGATAAATGGCAAGTTTTACTAAAGTAAATGACTTTGTAGTCAATCTAGCAAATTCTATGGATATGAATGCTGACACGTTTAAAGTTGCGCTTTCAAATACTGATCCAGCGTCTGGCACAAGTGTCGTAACAGACGGAAATGGTGTATTGGCAAATTGTTCTGAAATATCTTATACAAACCTTTCTGATAGAACGTTGGCAAACATCACAAGCACTCAAACAGGTGGTGTTTATAAACTATCTGCTGACGATAAAGTGCTAACAGCGTCGGGCGGTTCGGTTGCAGCTTTTAGATATGTTGTTGTTTATAACGATACGCCAACATCCCCTGCTGATCCAATTGTCGGCTATTACGATTATGGGTCATCATTAACACTGAGTGATGGTGATACGTTTACAATCGACATCGGCACAAACGGTATATTAACGCTTACATAACAGGAGCGCATCATGGCAAAACTATTTAACAGAGCCAAGATGAATACTAGCACTACTGGCACAGGCACAATGACATTGACCTCTGCCGATACTGGTTATCAAACTTTTGCAGCCGCTGGGGTATCTGATGGCGATGTTGTTACTTACGTTATTGAGGAAGGTACAAACTGGGAAATTGGTACTGGAACCTATAGTAGCAGTGGGACCTCTCTGACCAGAACGCCAAGCGAAAGCAGTGGTGGCGGTAGTGCCATAACATTAAGCGGTACTGCCAAAGTTTTTATCAGTTCAATAGCTGATGATTTTGGAAAATTACAATCGGGTGGTGCAACTAAAATTGTAGCAGCGGCTGGCGGTGTAGAAATTACTGGTAACATTGTTGTCTCTGGAAGTGTTGACGGTAGAAACGTAGCAACTGACGGTACTAAACTTGACGGTGTTTCAGCTAGTGCGGATGTAACTTCTACAGCAATAAATGCTTTAGCAACAGAAACAAGCATATCAGGGTCAGATGTTATTCCAGTTATAACAAGTGGCGGTCTTAAAAAGGCAACAATTACTAACGCTTCATTAGCTGGTCCGGCTGGACCGACAGGACCTACAGGCCCAACTGGACCGCAAGGTAACTCAATTACGGGACCGACAGGTCCGACAGGACCGACAGGGCCAGCTGGGCCGTCAGTTACTGGCCCAACAGGTCCGACAGGACCGACAGGACCTACAGGTTCGGGATCGACTGGACCGACGGGACCGACGGGACCTACTGGTCCGTCTGGAACGCCAAGCACAAGTTATGATACTACTGGGTCTTATGGTTTATTTTATTATTATGGCGCATGGGCTTACGATGCAGGACACACAACAGGCTCTTGGAACTTATATCCAGCAAGCACTTTTACTTGGACAAGTAATGCAGTTAGTTACTCAAACTATAATAGACCAAGTGGAACTTGGCGTTTAATGGGTTCCGTTGGATATTCTAATGCTTCTAGTGGTGGTTGGACTTACACACTGACATCCTTATTTTGCAGGATTTATTAAATGAGTATATCAATAACAGAATATCGTAACGCAAAAGTTATGAATGCAGATGGTTCTATTATAAACGTAGAAATTAATACTCCTAACGATGGGTGGGTTCCGTATACTCTTAATACAGCCGACACTGACACGACTATAGACAATAGTGCTTTACTCACTCTTATTGGCGATGATAAAGAAGCCTTCACTGCATTAACAGCAGAGCAAAATGAAGCTGAACTTGCTGAAGCTGCTAGAATGCATCGTAATTTTTTATTAGGAGAAATGGATAGTATTTTATCAAATCCTTTACGTTGGAATGCAATGTCAAGCGACAAACAAGCTGAGTGGACAACCTACCGACAGGCTTTGTTAGATGTTCCTGCACAATCAAGTTTTCCAGAAACAATTAGTTGGCCTACGAAACCAGATGTATGATGGAGACACCTAGACAAAATTGGCAACTATTTAGTAAGGCGATGTCAGACGATTTAGTTGAAAATATAATTAAACTTGGTGGTGAAACACAAAAGGCGTCAACATTTAATGATGGCGATGATAGCGTTAGGTCAAGTCGTGTTAGTTGGCTTACTCATCATGAGTGGGTAAAAGATGTTTTATTTAATTTAGCTGACTGGGCAAATCAAAATGCTTTTCATGTAAATTTTTACAAAAAAGCTGATATACAATTTACTGAGTACCATGCGTCAGAGGGCGGTCACTATAATTGGCATCATGATGTTGATTGGAACAATACAGACGGTTTAGATAGAAAGTTATCTGTGACAGTTCAACTAAGTGACCCAAGCGAATACGAAGGTGGCGATTTTACATTTTCAGAAACCGAAAGCCCAAATACTGAAACATCAAAAACAAAAGGCACAGTGTTAGTTTTTCCTAGCTATCTGCAACACGCAGTGACGCCAGTAACGAAAGGTGTGAGAAAGTCTTTAGTAGCTTGGTTTGTTGGACCAAAGTGGCAATAGAAAGGTTTAAATTATGACAGCTTTTGCACCGATAGCCGCAACAACATTAGGCCAATCAAGCTCTAGTGCTGGTTACCAAATGCAAGTTACAAGCGGCACTTTTACTTTGTCGATGCAAGGTGCGGCGTTACTTGTTGGAGACATTTTTCCGCATGGTTTATTTACATACACTGGTCACGCTGTTGATTTAAATGTTCAAAGACTTTTTAGCGCAGACACTGGAGCCTTTGTCGTTACTGGTCAAAATGTAAATTTAGATCATGGTTTTGGACTTTTAGTTGATAGCGGAACGTTTACATACACAGGTCACAATGTTTCTTTTGATCTTAGTCGTGGACTTGCAGCAAATAGCGGATCATTTGCTTTAACTGGTCAAAGTTTAAACCTTACAAAGCAAATAAATATTTCAGCGGAAACTGGCGTTTTTACTTATACTGGGCAAGATGCTTTTAAAGGTGTCGGCGAAGCCTTTGAAGTTGGAACCTTTACCTATACTGGTCATAACGTTGATCTCAATGCACAGAGAACTCTCAATGCAGAGACAGGAGCATTCTCTTATAG